GCATAACAACCATCATCACAACCCAAGAGCGTGGTCTAACCAAGAGAAGTGGTGGGAGATTGACCCTAATGCTTGGTTAATTAAAATAATCAAAAGGAACACAAAAAAATGACTACGCCAAAGCAAGCAGCTAGACCAGAAGAAGAAGAGATATGAAACGCTCCGTAGTTCTATGTCACGGCTTTAATGTCAAGGATGGCGGCAAAGGTACTACCGACAGCTTACGAGAGCTTACAGAGGCTTGTGGCTACGGTGTGCTTGAAGCTGACTACGGATTGTTCGGTCTGTTTGCGGTCAGGTACTTCTCAGATAACATTGCCAGTGTAATAGCTGGTATGACTCCTGAAGGCTCCGTGGGTGTAGGGCACAGCAACGGCTGTAATATATTGCTACAGGCCGCTGAACAAGGCGCTGCGTTTGACAAGTTAATCTTCATTAACCCTGCACTGGACAATGACTTTATTGTGCCTGAGCAGGTTAAGAATGTCGCGGTAATTTGCAATAACGAAGATGATGTAGTACAGCTATCTAAGTTTATCCCATTTCACAGATGGGGTAACGCTGGCAAGGTCGGGTACAGGGGCGATGATGACCGTGTAACGAACTATGAGTTCAAAACAGGTGGAGATAATCCGCACAGTGACGCATTTACGACAGAAGGATTCGATGAGCTGTTTGTCGGGCTGCTCAAGGACGGTTAATTATGAGTACCTATGAATTTTTTAGTGATGAAGAGCTAACATGCCAGTGTGGCTGTGGGCAGATGGCTATGGATGGCCAGTTTATGCGTAAAGTTGTCGAGGGCCGCAGGGTTCTTGGCTTCCCATTTATAGTCACCAGCGGGTACAGGTGTTCAAAACACAATAACAACGTATCCGGTTCGGGGTATAATGGCCCCCACACACTCGGTAGAGCGATTGATATTAAAGCAAACTCAAGGCAGAAGTTCCTTGTGATGAATTATTTCAGGGGTGAGGGCATGACGCGCTTCGGTGTGGCACGCTCATTTATTCATTTTGATGATTTAACGGAACATGATTTGTTCGATGAGGAAGTCGTATGGACGTACTAAAAAATGCATCAAGACACTTAGCACAAGGGACAAACTAATGCCGCCGTCAGAAGAAGGTTTGAACAAGATGAGCCAGCGTATAGATGATATTGAGGGCAGCGTGAAGGTGTTTCACGGGCAGATTAGAGCGCTTGGCGACAAGCTGGACAGTCATAACGATGCTCTCGAAAGGCACGTGGAGCATTTCAATGCTCACGAGGCTGAACAAGCTCACCGCCACAGACAGTTTCTGGATGCTCACACTGATAACACTGAAGCTATCACGCGGCTAACGAAAAGCGTGGCAGGGGTCATTGAGGTCTACCGAACAGCAAATAGCTTGGGTAGATTTATTAAATGGGCTTCGGGTATTGCCATTGCGATTACCACCCTGCTTATATACTTGGAGAAATAGGCCATGTTCGGTGAATTTAAGTTTTCACAATCATTATTTGCTACATCATCCGCTGTGAAGCAGTGGCAGGAACTATGCCGCAAGGCAACTGTCTGGACCACAGTCGATAAGTCCGTAATTTTAACAAGCAGATGCGCGTAAGGGGATACCATGCCATTAGAGTCAACCACAACAATTGAAGGTCTTGATGATTCATACCCATTAGGTGGTGACCCCACTAATAAGGGCGATGACCACCTGCGGTTAATCAAGTCTGTTCTCAAGACCATGTTCCCCGGCGCGGGAGGTAATGGCTTCTCCATCCCAGTCGTAGCGACTGAGGTTGAGCTTAACTACCTATCAGGGCTAACATCAAACGCTCAGGACCAGCTTGACGCTCTCGGTGTCAGCATTGCCGCGCTCACAGGTCAACTATCAGCACCGACAGGCACTCGTATGCCGTTCCATCAGGCCGCAGCACCAACAGGATGGACACAGGACGTAAGCAAGAACGACTACATGCTGAGGGTTGTATCTGGGACCGGTGGCGCTGCCGGTGGTACAGATAGCCCTATCCTGAATGACAAGGTGTCGGCTCATACCCACATCATCAACATAACAGACCCCGGGCACAGTCATAAACAAACTAATGATAATCTGACTGGTGTTGATAATGATTATTATGGCGCTGGTGCTAGGTATGTTGCAGTTGGTCAGAACACCTCAACAGAGACAACAGGAGTTACCGCATCTGCAGACAATAATGCCGGGGCCTCAGACTGGACCCCAAAATATCTTGACGTTATCATAGCGGTTAAAGATTAATGGCGATTGATGTCGTCATTACATGCCCGCTAGGCTCGACCTGCGAGGAGATTGTGGACGGAAAGATTCACCGATGCGCATGGTACACTGAGATGAAGGGTACGGACGCGCAGGGCGAGGAACATAACGATTGGAAGTGCGCTATGGCGTGGATGCCGATACTACAAGTGGAAGTGGCAGGCACCCAGAGAGGGGTGGCTGCGTCAGTAAATTCTATGCGAAATGAAAATGTCAAGAGACAGGACTTAGCACTTAAAGCAATGAACGAGGCGAGTACAAATGCCAGAATTATTAAACCTTAGAAATGCCGGGGTCAAGGGTCTTAACTCTGACGTTAAGCCGTGGGAGTTGGCAGCTGAGTACATGACCTCTGGTGCAAACTTTCGCATCTTTTCGGGCGCGATACGTGCGTCTGGCGGTAGCACCACATGGACAACGGCAGCAGCACCAACATTTAACCCCGGCTTCATCCTTCCCGTTGCATCAACATCTGCTGACTATTGGATTGCTGCTGGACGTAACGATATTCAAGTGTTCGATGGTGCTACGTGGACCTCTATCGCCTCGGCAGAAGGTTACGCTGGTGTAGGTGCAGGCGATGAACTGAAATGGACTGGGTGTATGCTTGGCTCAATCCCTGTCATTAATAACCCGCAGGCACAGCCAGAAGTCTGGGTCCCGCAATCACCGGGTCAGATATTAACACCGCTACAGTGGGATGCTGCAAACACATGGCAGGACAAAGGCTTTAGCTTTAAAGTTATACGCTCGCACAAGAATTTTCTATTCGCTCTCAATTTAACAGAGGGCGCTACAGAGCTACCAAACTCATACAGATGGTCTACCGCTGCTGATATCAATGGCCTGCCATTTACGTGGGACGAAACTGATTTATCAGCTCTGGCTGGCAAGGCTCAGATTGGTGGTGATGCGGGTACGATTATTGACGGGCTATCCCTGCGTGACGCTTTCGCTATCTACTCCGAGAACGCCATAACCATGCTTGACTTTACGGGCGACGAGTTCGTATGGAAAGCGCGTGAGCTATCATCAACCATTGGTCTACTAGCCAAGGATTGTGTGACAGAGGTTAAGGGTACGCATTTCTTCCTGTCTGATGGTGACATCGTCAGGAATGATGGCAACAAGATTGATTCAATTATCCACAACAGACTGCGCAGAAGGCTGGCGAGTGGTATCAGTGAGGCCACGTTTACCAACTCATTTACGGTCAGAAATAACGCACTGAAAGAGGTGTGGTTTTGCGTACCTGAAGAGGATTCAATCTGTCCAAACGTAGCGTATGTCTACAACTGGAAGGATGACTCGTGGGCTATACGTGACCTTCCCGAAGCCGGTGTAGCTTTCGCAGCTTACGGTTCACAGGCCGAGGCAACTACAACGTGGGACGCTTGGGATGGTAGCTGGGAGGAGCAACAGGGCGTGTGGGGTTCCAGACAGATTACCCCTCTCGACGACACAGTCATTGGTGTTGACAGCACAACGTCATCACTAATAGAGCTTGACCCTGCACTGCCAGCAACAGACTTAGGTACAGTCATCGAGCGTACCGACTTCCCGCTGGAGGGTCATCGTCAGGTCACAACAATCACAAGGCTATATCCCCACATAGAGGGCGCAGGTATGCTAGACATTCAGGTTGGCTCGCAGGATTATGCGGGCGCACCAATCAGGTGGCAGCCACCACAAAGATTCACGCCGGGAGTGGACAGAAAACTTGATGTTAGAACAACGGGCGAGCTGCACTGCTGGAGATTGTTATCAGTTGGCACTATCTCCTTTGATTTTAGCGGTATGAACGTAGAATACTCTAGAGGCGGGTTAAGATAATGTCTAGTATTAGTAATGAGCAGCCACCTGTAGACTTAGAGGTCACTCTTCGAGAGTACCTTTCAAGACGGTTCGTGGAGATTAACATAGCCCTGTCCAAGTCACAGAAGTTTCCTCCAATCTACGTACTGCCTGCCAAGCCGCAGGACGGTAACGTGGAATATTTTGGGCAGACAATTGGTACAACTATCACCTCGGTAGGTTTCTGGGGTTATGAGAATGGGGTTTGGGTAAAATTATGAGTACAATCGTCGCGTTAGTGCCGAGAACAATGATTGAGTATGTCTGGGATGAGTGCATTCCATTTCTGGAAATGGTGCTTGCTAAAGCGCCTCAAGACATAGGGCTTGACAGAGTGTATAATAGGTGCCTATCAGGTGACACTATGCTTGTAGTCATACTTGATGGCTCTGAGATTATTGCCGTTAACACGATGGAAGTGCGGGAGCTGGACTCCGGTAACAAAATCTTGTTCTTGCCGATTATCGGTGGTAGCAGGACCGAAGAATGGCAGGACCGATTTATTGATTTAGCCCACGAGATTGCGCGACATCACGATTGTATCGAACTGAGGGGCATGGCTGTTAGAAAGGCATGGCTTAGAAAATTATCACGTTACGGATTTGAAGAACACTTCGTAACATTAAAATGCAAAGTGAAGGAGTAACCTATGGGTGGTTCAGCGAGCGGCAGTAAGAGCAAGAGCAAGTCAAGTTTTCAAGACAAGGTTTGGGGAGGTCAGTCAGGCGCACTGCAAGACTTGTACGGTAACGCGCAGGACTTATTCAATCAAACAAACACCGGTATGCAGGGCCTGCAGCCCGGTGCTACACAGAATATGCAGGACACGTACAATCAGGTCAGCCCCGCTTACCAAGAGCAGTTACAGGGTGGAGCCTACAGGGACATGGGATTGCAGAACCAGTTAATGAGTTCACTCAACCAGTCCATGAACCAGCCCTCCGCTATGTCGCAGATAAACGCGATGGTAATGGGCGGAGAAGGCAATAACTACGCCGACGCAATGAAACAGAGCTACATTTCTGATGCCAACAGGGCGCAGGAGAAGATGCTGGCCAATATGGACGCACGAGCAGCGGCAAGTGGAATGTCTGGTGGTTCACGTCACGGGATAGCTACAGGTCTAGGTATGGAAAGTATCAATGACCAGTTGCAGAAAAACCTAGCCCAAACAGGCTACAGCACATTTGATAAAGACCTTCAGCGCAAACTAGATATTGCGCAACAGGCCGACCAAGGCAACCTCGCACGACAACAAATGATGTCCGGTATGATTGGGCAACAGAATCAATCTCAACAGAGCGCTATTCAGGGTGGACAGAACATGCAGAACATTAACATGGGGCAGTACGCTCCACAGATGATGCCGTGGGATGCGATGTCACAATACAGCAACGTGATTGGTAGACCGACAATCTTAGGCTCCGGGTCACAGTCCGGTAGCTCTGGCAGCCTGTCTGCTAGTGGGGGTAAGTAATGGAGAGGGAAAAGAATTATTTCGACTACAAAAATAACGG